CTGATAACCTTATCGCTAGTTACAGCCGCCCCAAAAGCGCCAAGACGGTTGACCAAGCGTTCGCTATCCGCAAAATCAAAAAGGCTGCTCAAAAGGGCTTTGTAAAACTGGTATAATCAAAACTCTTACCCCTGCTGGCGCGGGGGTTTATTTTTACGAGGTTATTATGTTTAACAAATACGAAACGAAGTTGGATTTGGAAGCAAAAGCCAAAGCTAAGAAAATGAGTAAGGGTGAAGCTAACCGCCAATTTATACGGGCTATGAACGGTAAGGCTGAGCACGTATACCGTGGCGAACTACCCTTCCCCGCAATGGCTGGTCAAGCCAAACGGGAAGTCCTTGCTATTGTGGGGCAAGTCATGTATCTTTATACTGTAAACTGGGAAAGGGGATAAACATGAATTTCTTAATTGATTACGATACGTTATCAGTAGAATGTAAATCTAATGATGTCGACAGCCTGCAAAAGTATATCACCGATAATAACCTTGGTTTGGCGGTTACTATTGTAGGGGAAGAGGACGACATGCTTATGGAAATGTCGTTTAAAGAAATCAACGGGCTTTACCATAACTTCGCAAACAAACCCCGTAAGTTTGAAAACGAAGAACAAGCTGCTGAATATACGTTTGGGCTGTTAGAAGCTACCGCTGATGACTACCCGGATTTTACCCCGGCTGTCGGTAAACGGCTGCTCAAAGCCGCTGCTAAACGTAATAAAGATACCACCGTCACCAAAGGTAGCGCCGAGGCTAAACCTGCCAGCAAATCGGGCACAGAAGGTTCTAAGTCTACCAAGGCTAAACAGGGTAAACAGGGTAAACGCGCTACTGATGCAACCGTGCTCGCACTTGGTACAGAGCCAAAAGCTAACACGCTACCCCGTAAGATATACGATATCGTAGATGACAATATGGGGGAAGCTACGCTTGCTGATATTATTAACAACCGGGGTGATATGACAGAAGAAGCTTGCCGTAAGCAAGTAACCCGCTGCATACGTAAAGGCTTTATAGTTAAAGGGGATGACCTGTAATGCTAATAAATATACGAGGCACCAGCGGGTCGGGCAAGACCACTTTAATGCGAACCTTCTTTGAGCTATGTACTAGCGTGGAACCTGTATGGCCTAAAGACAGTAAGAAGCCAAAGGGTTATCAGTGCCAGTATAAAGGCGAGACCGTGTTTGTAGTTGGGTCATACGAAAGTGTTTGTGGCGGTTGCGACACGGTTTCTACTCAGGATGAAATACACCAGCTAATAGATGACTTTTCATTTGACGGGCACGTAATGTTTGAGGGGCTTTTTATATCCCATATTTACGGGCGATACGCTGAGTTAGCAAAACGTAACCCTGATAACTTTCTGTTTATTATGTTGGAAACTGACTTCGATACTTGTATGGAACATATACGCAAGCGTAGAAGGGATTCAAATAAGGACGACCATCTTAAAGACAGCGTGTACCATAACGCCAAGAAGACTTATGATTCTACCTACCGTATACGCAACAAGCTAGATAACGACGGGCTGAACTGGATTGAGTTGCCGCTTGAAAACAGGTTTGAAAGGTTTGAAGAGATAGTAGATGATCATCTAGGAGTTTTGTAATGCTAACTGATAATCAAGAACAACTGGTTTACTGGATTAAAGAACGGGATAATATCCGCCAGCTAAAAGAAGCCGGTAAACCTAAACCCTGGAGCACGAATCCAGTAATGCGATCTGTCTACTATTGCAACGTAACCGGGAAGACGACAGGGTTACCCGGTGGATACGTAGTAACTGGACATACCCTGTAAAGTATGATGATTTCAGTGATGAGGAGTCCACAGCGGCTTCTTATACCTTTGCTATAGGTGGTAGCGCGTATATTCAATCAACCGGATACCCTTGCCGACCTTATGCAGCCTATAGACTTTGATGCTGATTTAGGGTTATGGCTTGAAAATGCTGAAACTGTTTTGGCTGAGCGTAAAGCAGCGGGAAAGCTAATATGGAACGGCGCTTATATTATATCAACAAACGGAAAGGCAATGCCGAAAGCTGATTACTGCCTTTACCTACTTGGAAAACTTGCAAAAGATAAAGACATCATTGATAATTGTACTACATTAGCTGAGGCACATAAGCGGTTGATGACAGTAGAAGGGTTAGCTAGTTTCCTAGCCGGTCAAGTAGTAGCTGATCTTAAGAATACAATAGGTCACCCATTAAATAAGGCTCCGGACTGGTTTAGCTTTAGTGCTCCAGGGCCGGGTAGCTTACGCGGTTTGGAATGGTTTTGGGAAGAAAAGATAACATCCCGTAATTACCAAACGGCTATTGACAAAGCTCATGAAATAGTTGAATATGAATTGCCGGATAGTATCTTGGATATACTTTGCCACCAAAACTTTCAAAATTGCTTTTGTGAATACTCGAAATACATGAAGGTGAGTAACCAAACCGGACGTTCCAAACGTAAATATGCTGGAGTTTAGAATATGTATGTAATCAATGCTGAAAATGTTAACGACGCTCTAGCCCAAGGGTTACGGCTAATAGGGGCGGAAGGCGTAGCCGTACCAAGCCGTAACGGCATGACTCTGGAGTTACCTGCACCCGTAACCACCGTTTATAAAAACCCTGCTCAGCGCGTCCTGGTAAGCTCTGCTCGGGATGCTAACCCATTCTTCCACCTTATGGAATCCCTTTGGATTTTAGCAGGGCGTGAAGACGTTAAATTCTTAGGCGAGTTTAATAAGCGTATGGTTGACTTCAGTGATGACCGTACTGTATTCAATGCCCCTTATGGTTACAGGTTACGCAAGGCATTCGGTCAGGACCAGCTACAACGGGTTATTGATATTCTAACTAACGACCTAACAGCCGTCAGGCAGTATGTCAGATATGGGACTCAGCAGATCTTAACAAGGACACTAGGGATAAAGCCTGCAATATGTCCATTGTATTCCGTATGCGTAACCAGCGGTTAGACATGACGGTTTATAACCGTTCTAACGATATGATATGGGGAGCCTATGGTGCTAACGTGGTGCAGTTTAGTATGATCCAGGAATATGTTGCCGCCAGCTTAGGCGTTAACATGGGTACATATAGTCAGGTTAGTAATAGCTTCCATGTATACACTGAGGGAGCTGCTGGCGATGTTTATAACCGTACCAATACCGGGTTCCAAGGTAACTTTAACCCGTATGAATATTGTGAGCGTTTGGTTACAATGTCCCATGCTGGTATGCGTTTCTTCAACCAGGATTTAAAACAGTTTTTCAAACTGTATGATGATTTTGGTTTGGTTGAGGTTAATCAATGTAGTGACTGGCGATCAGCTTACTTCGAAGACTTAGTTCTACCGATGTTGTTGGTTTACTTGGTACATAAATCAGAAGGACCAATTGAAGCCAGTAAACACTTGAAGCTATTAGTTGCTGATGACTGGCGTATGGCTTGCGGAACATGGTTAGAAACTCGTGCTAACAAAGGATCTAAATAATGAATATTCGTAAGGTATTGCAAAGTGGTGATGTTGTTCGGTTCCATAACAGTATCGGTATGGACAAACAGAAAAACAGCGAACATGAATGGGAAGTTGCTTTGATACTGCAATACATTTACCCGGAATGTTCCAAGGAGTTATTGCTGGCGGCATTAACCCATGACGCGGCTGAGTATTATACAGGGGATATTCCATTCCCTATTAAACAAGCAAGCCCAGAACTGAAAAGCGTTTTGGACAAACTTGAACGCCAATGGGAAGAACAGAACGGGGTTCACTTTGACTTGCACCCGGAAGAAACCTACTTCCTAAAGCTGGCGGATACTCTAAGCGGGATGTGGTATTGTATACAACAAGTAAGGGAAGGTAAGGTTAACGCCAAACGTCCCTTCCGTAAATGGCGCGAGGTACTGGTTAAGGCGCTTAATTATTGGGGTGACGAACAACAAACCGCCAAAGCAGAAGAGATGCTAGAAGCATTCACCCGTGAAATGGAGGAGCTATAATGGACGTAAACGATATGCAAATAGGCGGAAGCCATTACCGCAAAAAATATCAACACTGGGATTGGGTATGCGATACTCGTATGCCCTATTTGTTAGCTTGCGCGACCAAATATGTATCAAGGCATCAAGATAAAAATGGTATTGAGGACTTGCTTAAGGCCACTCATTATCTGACAAAGGCTGAAAGTAGAAGTATCTATATGCCTAGAAACAAATGGTGGGAGTTCCCGTTGTTAGGTCTAACATTTGAAAAACTAATCAGGGATAGAACTTTACTTTTCACTAACCAATTAGAAACGAAGGAAGCAAGTATTATCCGCCTTATAATAGGTGGTTCCTATGACCGAGCTAATGATCAAATAGCAGAGTTGATTGACGATATTACATTCGCCGAGCCGGGTAGCGGCTACACCAATCAAGATCCAACTTATTTCAAGGGGTAAACCATGTCATTGATTTCATATAGCGGTTTGTGTGCTTTAGTAGGTGCCAACGTAATAGACGCTGACCCGGCTAACATTAGCGGGTCTAGCATTGATATAACTATCGGCGATACCATATTGGTTGAAGATATTGATATGAGCGGTTCTGTAGTTGACCTGAAAGAAAAAGAATCACTTAATATGAAGGAGTTTACAATACCTGAGCAGGGTTATTTATTGTTCCCCGGTGAGTTTATTCTGGCAAGCTCAGCGGAAACTTTTAACCTTCCTAATTGGGTAGCAGCGGAGTATAAGTTGAAGTCCTCCTTGGCTCGCTCAGGGCTTCAGCATCTAATGGCTGGTTGGTGCGACCCCGGTTGGAATAATAGTAAGCTAACCCTGGAGCTGACCAATGTTACTCAGCACCATAGTCTTCTTATCAAACCCGGTATGAAGATAGGACAAATGGTTTTCTTTGCTTGTGAGCCTGTACCAAGCGATCAGAGCTATGCTGTTAAAGGGCAATACAACAGCCAGGAAACAGTCACTGCTAACAAGGGCGTAAGATAGAGGTTAAACATGGACCATAAGACTCTTGTTACGTTAGATATCGAATGTGTCAAGAACTATCTATTGGTTATGTTTAGGAAGGTATCAACCGGGGATGTTCTTTACTTTGAAAAGTTCAATGACTCTGAACTTAATGTAAAGAATATCCTACATCTTCTAAATACATATACCATTATAACTTTCAATGGCATAAAGTACGATGCTCTTATTATAGAAGCAGCAGTTGCCGGGTTAAGCAACAAGGCCATCTATAAAGTAAGCCAAATGATAATAGAGGAGAAACTGCAACCTTGGCAAGTAAGAAAGCAGGTTGGTATGGCAAAGCTACAGCTAGACCATATTGACCTGATAGAAGTTGCTCCACTAAAGGCTTCTCTTAAGATTTATGCCGGTCGTATGCACATAAAAGAAATGATGGATATGCCGATTAATCATTGGGATAAGGTACAGGAACACCAATTACCTGATATCCGTTACTATTGCGGTTTGGACTTAATAGATACTGAGGAACTATTTAAAACAATTGAACCAGAAATTAACCTACGGGTTTCAATGAGCAAAGAACATGAAATAGACCTACGCTCAAAGTCTGACGCACAAATAGCCGAGTCAGTTATTAAGCGTGAACTAGATGAGCGTTATGATATAAAAGCTACCCGACCAAAGATAGAACTGGGTACTCGGTTCCGCTACCGTCCGCCAGCTAACATCAGTTTTCAGACTGAGCAGTTACAGGATATATTAGAACAATACTGTACCTTACCCTTTACTGTTGATAAAAACGGATACATGGTGTTTAACTTTAAACTTGAGGAAGACGACCGTATAAAGTCTGGTAAGAATAAAGGCGCGATGCCGGAAAAGAAGACCAAGCAAAAATTTACAATGGGAAACACACTGTACACGGTCGGTATCGGCGGTGTACATAGCAACGAAAAGAAAGCCCGTCACGTAACTGACGAAGATTATATAGTGCGGGAATACGATGTTGCTGCTTTTTATCCTTTTATAATACTCTTAAACAAATTAACCCCCGAGGCACCTCGGCGAACCATTCCTTAAGATATATAGAGCCATAGTATCAAAGCGGTTACACGCTAAGAAGAAAGCCAAACAAACTAAGGATAAAGGAGATA